TCTGGCATACTTCCAAGAACGTCTTCAACAACTTGTCTTTCCCTTGGATCGATATGTGTCCATCGAGTGTAAGGGTCAACGGGTCCATCTTTGTTCTCCTTCCCGCCCTCAACATCTGCTAGTATCTTCTTCATCTTAATGACGATATGCTGAGGCTTGCTCTTCTTCACCTCAAATCTCTGGTTCTTCTTGTTCCAGGTAGCGTCTTCAATCTCCTCTAGACTCTCCCACATATCTAGAGTTAGAGTCTCGCCCTTCTTCTCGGCCTTGTCTCGGATTGCTTTAGTAGGAGGAGAGTCGGGATGTAGAGCCACAGCCTGCTCTAGGTAAGCCATCGCCTTGTCTTTACCGAACTTCCTAGTGACTTCTTGGTAGCTCTCCATCTCCATGCCGCAGAGGCGTTTGGCGAGCTCCTTGAGGCCCTGAGGAAGACCGAGTAAGTAGGCCATGAGCTGGGTATCTTTGGTATTAGGAGGGAGGTCAATCATCCTACCATCAGCCATGTAAGAGTGAACAACGGTCTCTCCAGTCACCATGACATCACCCTGAGGAGTGTAGAACTCAGCCATACCTGGTGAGGAAGAAGTCTGAATACTCCAGAGCTTTCCGTCTACCCACTCGGTATCGTAAGCACGAGGCATTCCATTTGAGTGAAGACCAGCGGCCTCTCCCATCTCAGCGTAATGAACAGTAGGATGTGTATCTACCACCGGCTCCCACTCACCTCTAACCAACTGCTCCAGCACCTTGAAGTCTTCCAGGATGTCAGCTAGTCTCCTATCTCCTTTATCGTAGAGGCCAGCAGCGGGATGATACATAGGAAGAAGAGTCACATACTCAACCGGATGACCATACTCGTCTCCTCTAATCGGCCACTCAATAGGCTTCCCATGCCTCTCATACATAGTCCCTTCGCCAAGGAAATAGCTAGTAGCCACATCTCCTAACAATCCTATAATCCTAGGCTTAACCATGTTCAGCTCAACACTCAGCCACCTACTAGCGCAAAACTGAGCCTCTTCAGGAGTAGGAGTTCTATTCCCTGTAGGTCTGCACTTTCCTATATTACTAAGCCAGACCTGCTCTCTAGTCAATCCTATCGATCTCAACAGAGCCATGAGATACTGACCAGCAGCTCCCATCCAAGGTCTACCGGTATCATCCTCACCTCGACCTGGAGCTTCACCTATAAGAGCAATCTCAGCATCCATAGGTCCCTCAGCAGGCACTGGGCCCTCGCACTCATCCCGCATCGAACAAGACCTACAAGCTCTATTAGCGTCATAGAGTACGTTCTCTGACAATACTTCTAAACTCACCATCCATTCTCCTTATTTCTCTTCTTATCGTCCTGCACCGTAGACATACTCTCCGCCCGTCTCTACTCACCGGTAACTTGTGACCTCGAATACAATATATCTTCTGAGAATTCAATCCTGACGGGCTGCTGCTTAAGGAATTGTTCTTCCTATGACCCATCTCCTTTAGATGCTCAGGATTTACACACCGCCTGACGTCACAGGTATGATGGATCTCGAATCCTTTTCTCGGTTTGTGTTTGTAGAGCTCGAATGCATACCGGTGAGCTCTTACCATCTTCCGGTTGAGAAGGAATCTCCCGTAGCCCTTATCTGTTAAAGAGCCTGTCCAGAGCCAACAGCTGTCGGTCTTCTGGACCTTACGGAAGAATCTTTCTATTGAGGATAGAGCTATACTACCCCCAACGCTCGGCACAAGGCCAGCAGGAGGGCGTGGGTGCCCCGCAGCTCTTGGTTAATCTCAACTAAGCCCAACTCATAGCCGGTATCCGCATCAATAATGAATACTAAGTCGCCAGGTTCGTGAGGGTCGCTATCAAACCGTAATACCCACCCACGCTCCCGAATCGCCGCCGTGATGCGGTCATGGTCAACGGTGGGTGTCCAGTATCGCCCGTTGCACATGCGGCAGGCAGGAGAACTATGTCCTCCACAGCGGTCACACACGTCCCGCAGCGACTCCAGTTTCTCAGCCGCCAGGATTGCTAACTCGGCTTCGGTGTAGGTTTTAGTTGTCATGGTTGGCCTCCGCAAACTGGACATCTGGCCTACTGCCACGCTTTGCTCTAATCTTCTATGCAAACTCTGTAGCTCCTGGGAGATTTGCCATGCGAAAACTTTGGATTAAATTCTGCCCACGGTACTACTTTGTAATAACGTCGTAGAACCCAACGTTGGAACACCTTCAGTTCTGGGACGGCATTGTTGTAAACCATTGGATATGGGAGACAACCAGCTTCATTAAGCCGGTTAAAACGGTGCAGTATCTCATCCATGGTTTCATTTGGAGCATAACCAATCAGCATATAAACCATCACATGCTTAGAGGGAATGCCAGCCTCATTTAGCATCGTTAAACCACGGAAGAATACCTTCTCTTGCCCAAGGTTATCCCAGGCTGTATATAGTCTGCGCCCCTTGAATTGATCGTCGCTGTACTTCACCGAAGCGATAGCTTCTGCTGTCTCTGGAGTAATCATCCGCACATTTATACCTTGGTTAAAGCTCACCCTAAAGTCACCATCTTTGATTTCATCTATGCGTTCTTTCCATTGAGTTTGCCCGAAGAAATCATTGTCTAGTAAAACTACGCACCGGGGCGTTCCAGGTCGCCAGATGTCCTTGATTGTATTGACGGAGCGTGGCTTACCTTCTTTCTTAGGGACCACGCAGAATCCACAGTTAAGTCTACAGCCACGTTGGGTGAAACCAAGACTATACGGGAACTCAGGATAGATTGAATAGTCGTAGTACTCGTATTCCGGTTCCCTAATGACAGCTTCCACTGTTTGCTCGGTATCCCAGCCTGTCCCACCAACCATCGCTCCAAGCCAGGCATTTTGTAAATCCTCTAATTTCCCCCGACTCCACGAAAAGATGGCTGACCCATAGATACGATCATAAGGGAGTTTTTCATCTAACCGTGGCTGCACAAAGCGAGATAAAGTGACATCATCACCCTGGGCACGATGCCAGTGCGCCAGTTTCATTAATGCGAGATTTGGCAGTTTGCCATCTATATGTGTGAGCCGTACCCTCATTCAATCTTCTCCGTGGATTCAACTTCAATAATAGTCAACGGTCCTGTTTTCCAAGTCGTCTCTTCCCAGTAGATACGACGAGCGCCGTTGCCTAATTGAGTTTCTTCCTTAATCTTGTCACAATAAGTGGCATGGTGGGCCTCATACTCCTTGTCATACGGTGTCTCTGGCGCAGGATTATCGGGCATCTCTACCTCTCCGTCGCTTCTTTGTAAATCATCTTGCTGATCTCCGGTCCTATTCCCTCTATGTTCTGCCATTCTTCCCCTGCTCTCAAAGCATCTACCAAACTCAGTCTCCCCTTAAAATAATCCTCAGCTCTCTTACTCCGCTCCCATCCTATCCCATGCAGTTCCTTAAAGACTCTCCTCATCAATCCAGGTCGTCCATTAAGAGAGACCGGATTAGGTGGTTGGTGGAATCCCTCAAGGCTGGAGTGTTCTTCTGGGGGTTTCTGAAACATACGGTAAAGGTTAATGACTCGATGAGCTGTTTCCCTAGCGTCTCTGGTGATATGCACTCGGATTCCAGCATAATACTCAAGCTGAGAGAGGTAGGACTCCAATCTACTGTGACTAAATCCCTGTCTAAGCCACTTCCCCCGCTTACGGAGCTCCACATCTCCATCAGTTGTTTCTCTAAACTCGTCTTCAACAACGAGAAATACCTGCTTGAACCCTGCCTCTCTTGCGCCACGTATCTGCTCCAGATGCCGATTATCCTGAATACATTTGAGTAAATCAGGGAGGTGTTTCCGCTCTCCGCATACCGAGATAGGCGACCACTCTTCCCATACACCTTTGAAGATGAAGTCTCCGAAAGGGATCGGGCAGTTGATAGCCATACCTTGGAAGTGTTTGAAGAGGTCCCTGTCGTTATGAGCTGTGGTTAGGTAGATCATCTAGGATAAGGAGTATAGCTACCGCTCTTAAAGTACTCCGCTCTTCCTTTCGCTACCTCAGCTGACTCTCTGTGATTACTAGGGTCATCCCAATTCCTTTCCTGGATGGTGTTCTCGAAGTCCCCGGTTTCTTCACATTTAATACAGACCCCAGCAGAAGTAGGACCTTCACCACTAGCATCTATTACCCAGTAATGTACACACTTAAGCATGAACCCACCTTAACAGGTAATCAAAAGTCAGCGGGTTCCCTGTACCTTCAACCTCAGCTCCACCTTCCAACCACTGGTTTTTCAGAACTCCCTTCTGCCGACACTCCTTAATCAGAGCCAGATACCTCTCGTCAGGTGGATCTCCTAATCTCTCTAATTGAAGTACCACCTGCATATCGTAGATAATATCCTTCCAGCCCTTCATGTAGGTGTCAGGCACAACGCTCCCGTCAGCCAGAGTAACCTTATCATCCCTACTATCAGCCAACTGATGGATGAATATCCCGTTTACTCCAGCACCCTCTACCATCCTGACGATCTCTTTCATGTCTACGTAAACAGGACCATAGGCTCTATCTACTTGATTCTGTCTACCTCCGAAGTGGAAGAACCTTGCTAGCTCGTACACTTCGGACATGGTATCGATAACGACAGTGCCGGAGGAGTTAGTCTCTCTTAGGAAAATACAGGTCTGAGTGAGATGGTCTAGGAAACCGTTATACACCTCATCGTAATTCGCATGATTGTAGTAGACCTTATAGGTGTAGATTTCCTTACCAGCAGCAGCAAATTTCTCAATCACACCTTCATCGCCGGTCTCGAACTTGTAGTAGTAGATAGGAGGATTAGCCATCAGTGCGAAGGTGGTCTTACCATAGCCTTTCTTAGCTAGTATAGCCAGAAGAAGACGCATACGGATTTCAGTCGATGCCGGAGTCCATCCGGGTGGTTGTTGTGTAGTCATTAGAATTGTAAAATCCTCAAACTAGAATAAGCTGAAGAACCATCTTCAAACTCAAATCCTCCCACTCTGACCATCCGAACTACTCCTTCTTTCTCCTTGATGCAATTAACCACAGCGGCTCCCCACTGCTGGTGTTTCCACCCTCTCTGGAGATAACCGGCCTTTTTCCCATCTATATAGATAACACAGGCATCTCGGTCATATTCGTTGTCAGGTTCAAGTTCTAACCGGCCTAGAATCACGGTCTCTACGTCTGGGATTGAATCTTGGTAATGAGATGTCCCTTTCACCATTATCAT